CTGGGGAAAAGCATGGTCAGTCATGCTCCTGCTCACGTCTCTGACGCACGTGATTGAGTAGGTATTTTGTCAGTTCAATTCGCCTATCTGTGCGCGGTTGAAACCAACCAGTGCAAGATTCATTCACAACATACAAATCGTTGAACAAAGACCACTCTTGAGGAAACCAGTCAACCGGCAAGTGGAGTAATCCTCCACACCATGATTCTAGGAGACCTTCAATGTGATATTGCATCTCGATTGTCATATTGAATTGTCTTGCTACCAAAACCCTGTCATCATCTGAGATCGGAATTTTTAAGTATTCGCGCCATTCCATGTTCTTAGCGCCTTCCGCATCAAACCCATACTTAGATGCTATATTCCAATGTTCATTTCTGACATTAACTCCGCGAGTGATGTACAATATTCGCTCAGCTAGCTTATGGACCACAGGTGCTCCTTTATGCAAATAAAGCAAGGAGAGTCCTTGAGCTCTCAACAGAGAGTTATAAACCTTATCGCTGGCTTTCTCATACCGGATCGGCACCCTAGAAAATTTCACCAATTTTTTCCAGGGGTTGGCGCATATCACGCCTGTTGGGGGGAGGGTGAAGTATAACTGACAAAATCCAGTCTGCTCAATATCCAACCCATCTTCCAATTTGATTTTTAAACCTAATTTTTCGAATTCTGTTGGTTCAAGCTTGTGACCTTGCAAGTTAGAAGCATTGTCATCACCTTCGACAAATATCATGTCTACAGCGGTTTGTGGTGGAACTCCTTGTTTATTCAACAAAAATAACCAAGAAACCCAGTTGTCCAAAGCATTTGAAAGGGCAGTGTCTGACTCACCGCTCATCTTCCTAGCATCAGAGAACCAAGAAAAATTCTTAAATTTTAAGCGATTCTTGCCACCAATGACTTGCTTGATTCCTTCAACAAGTTTATTTTTAAAGGGAAATTTTTGAAACATAAAATCATAAAATTCGAATTGCACACATTCCATTTTTACTCGTTTAAAGCTTGCCTCATAAGAAGAATAGTCACCTATTGTTTTGGGCATGTGATCTCCCAATTCAAACATAGCTTCCATTCTTTCTTTTGGGGTCATTCCTTTTACAAGCCCTGGCAATTTATGATATATCTGTTTTTCACATGATTTAACATATCTTGCTATCCAAGACAAATGGTCATTAATGAAACCTTGATCTGCT